CTGGTCTCACAGCAGGGCTTCATGTTCTCGCTGACGTCCGATCGTCCCCTCACGGGGGTGACGGACGCGCAGGTCGAGGCACTTGCCACTGCTGCGTTCACCTGGTCGACTGCGTCCTCGAACAGCAACCTCAAGAAGCTGATCGCGGGGGAGAACTGATGGAGGCGGTCTTTCAGATCGCTGTCATCATGCTTTGTGGCGCAACCGGTCTTGCGATCGGTAGCGTCATGGGCTACGCTCTCCGCAGGAATTAACAACACCTGCATCTGAATGAAACTCGATGGCTTGGATCACTAGACCCCAGGAAGGGGAAGCGATGAAAAGCCAAGTTGATCTCCTTGAGGCTATCCTGCTGGATGCAGGAGCCTCTGTGGGATTCGACCCATCACGTGATATTCTCACGTTGCGTAAAAGATTCGAGAAAGAGGGCGAACCCTTCCTCTCGATCGCGCTGCCACGTCTTGATGACCTCTTAATTGCAGGCCTTAGAGACGGACGACTCCCGAGTTACATTGGGTGGTCGTCGCGGTGCGGATATCCTGAGTTCCTTTCGGATCTCTGGGGACATATCTTCATGCGTGATGGTGTGTTGCGTGAAATACCCAGCATAGTCGCGATCAGATGGGTTCGTCAGATAACGCGCACCTTCAAAAAGGTGTTCGAAGTCTGCGAGCCTGATCGCGTCGAGGCGGCGATCGAACGGTGGGTCCAGATTGATTCGGATCTTCCGTCGAAAGCTGACATTAAGTCTAGCCTCGATCCCTATGCACCGATGGTGGCCCAGGTGTTATTTGGGAGCATTATCGGTGAGGCCATGTCCAACCCATTGGAAGGGCGGCATGGTCCTGGTGCTGTATCAGAACGGTTCGGCACTAATTCGCGATGGAATTTCGATACCATTTCGTACAGTGTGGAGTCTCTTGTTGGCCCTGAGTTCTTTAGGGCCACTTGGGAGTCGCTATCGCAACGCCCCCCGGTAACGGGGATCGTTCCTGCGAGGTTGGAGGCAGTCCCAAAGACTGCTGAGAAGCCGCGCCTCATTTGCATAGAGGCGAGCTACAACCAGTATGTCCAGCAAGGTATGATGCAATCTCTGCGTCAAGGCCTCAAAGACATGCGTAGCGTCTGCTCATTCGTGACGCAGACTCCGAATCGGGAGATGGCGAAGGAAGGGTCAGTGAGTGGTGAAATTGCCACCATTGATCTCTCTGACGCCTCGGATCGGGTCTCTCTGGCTCTGGTAGAGGAGTTGTTCGGGTTTAATCCCGGATTCCTTCGATTCCTGAAGCTGAGTAGGTCCCCTTTCGCGCAGTTGCCGGGAGGCGAGCTTGTTTTGTTGAACAAGTTCGCTTCTATGGGTTCTGCCTTGACATTCCCTGTGGAGGCCATGGTCTTCACTGCGCTCGTTGTAACGAGCATCTGTCGGGCGGATGGTTCCTTTCTGCCGAGTCGCATTCGTGCGCTTGGTCGGCGGGGGTCAGGGTTGAGTGTGTATGGGGACGACATAATCGTTCCCATCGAACACGCCCACCGAGTGATTTCTGATCTCGAGTCTGTCGGACTCAAGGTCAACGAATCCAAGAGCTTCCTTTCGGGGAAGTTCAGGGAGTCGTGCGGGTTCGACGGCTATGATGGTTGGGATGTTTCTCCAACGTACATGCGCCGCCGTCTTCCGCGGAATCGCTCCGAGGTCGCTGAAGTGACGTCGCTGACGTCATTTCGTAACCAGATCTGGACAAAGCATGGTAAATGCGCTGTCACAGACATCATCGACGAGCATCTTGTTCGTCGGTGTGGAGTCACATATGTGCCGTCTGGCACTGATTGTGTGGGTCTCTGGTTGGACCAAGATGACGAGCATCTGATCACACTCAGGTGGAATGCTGCCTTACAGCGGAAAGAGGTTCGGGCGTTAAAACCCGTGTACTCATACCGTGAGGACAGCGCATCATCTGACGGGACTCTGATGAAGAGTCTTCGACTGAATCGAGGGGGTTTGACTCCCTTTGACTTAATCGAAATCGAAGAAGCTGCGAAGCGACTTCGTTCCGGATCACTTGTCTCCAATCAAGGAAGCATGGATCTCGACGGAC